CGTTTGCCCCAATGTCTATAGTAAAAGTATCTCCACTATTTAAAACAAGGCTAGAACCGTAATCATAGTACCCAATTAGTGGGTCTGCAGGAGAAGACACCGTATCATCATAGATGTATATATAACGAAACGCAGGAACTGTCCCAGACGCAGTAAGCGTCAAATCAGCCGCTGAGAGCTTATACGTGCCAGAGGTCTGTGTTGAGGTGACGCTAGTCAGTGTGCGAGATGACAGATTGGTATACGAAATCTGCGTTACGTTAGCCAAAACACCGTTACCATCTGCAGTGGGGTTGCTGGATTCACTGCCCGGAGCGGTGTTTGATAAAGCTACAATCAGCGTGTCTGACGCAAGATCCATGTTTTCAACCGCGTTTTTAACGAAGTCATTTATTTTATTGAAGGACGCCATTCTCTATCTCCTATGCTATCCTAATTATTGCAGATGTGGCATCCGCTATTGGAAACTTAACTTCAAAAGTGCTTGAACTGGCAAGCCTATCACTTCCAAAGTCTAACACAGCCACGGCTTTATTTGAAGCGCTAGAATTATATATTAAACCACCCCGCGCAGTAAAGCTTGCATCTGTCCAAGAAACATCTCCAAAATCTACAATTGCCGTGGTTCCAGAAGATTTTGGAAAAGTTGCCGTAACACTTAGGGTTTTACCCCCAGCGGTGTAAGCGGTTCCTGAAGTGTTTGTTATCTCATTAGTTGTGCTGTAAACTGTCGTATCTGCACCTAACGAAGCTGAACTTGAATACAACGCAAGCTTAAAAGTATGCGAAGAAAAATTATGTTCCGCTTTTAAAAGTTCCAGCTTAAAAGACGTGCATGTTGTCTGGGATATAGCCATATCTGTTTCCTATTGCTTTGGCAAAATAACTCGTCCAACACGATAGTCTTGCGTAGTTTCTTTTGCTTCGCCCAAAAGTTTGAGGCCGATTAAACTTTCCTGATACCGTTTATCGTACATTGCCATCACGTCTTGTTCCCCCTTCATATAGATGTACGCTTCTATTAATGCGCCATATAATAAGGTTAACTCAGCATTTTCGCTTAACCATGTAGTGCCCCCCTCCGCACCCGCAGTCAAACTTGTTGGTCTGTAAAAATAATGCAACTCTACGTTTAAAGCAGCGTTTGGTGTCGGCGCAAGAATAAAGTTGTCACTATCAAAAACAGAATAATACTTTGGCAATCCCGTCGTCGCGGGGTTTGGCGTATATGATTGAACAAAGCTTACATCTTTAAATTCAACAAAGGAATAGTCGCTGTCTGAAACATAACTAAGTGAAAAAGGTGCTAGAAAATCGCCGGGTTGCGCAAGATATTTATTGCCGCTCGTTGTGCTTCCTGTCACGTTTTTACGAAAAAAATCTAATTGAACAGATTTTAGTATACGTTCTTCCGCGGTCCGTATGAATATCGGAATATACGTGTTCACAAACGTAGTTTCAGAGTTTTCCGTAAAATCCTGAATGGCAGATTTAAGTTGTGCGTATGTAAAACTCATGTCGTCACCACCGTTACTGTCCCCACCAAAGCCGCCGGTGCAAGTAAATTAGCGGGCGATACACCCGGTATGTCAGAAAAACCAACCGGTGCAAAACCATGTTGTACCGCACGTTCTTGAGTTAAATTTGGTTCTGGACGTGCATCTTTCAAAGCTTGTGGGTCAACCACTTTGCGAAACGGACCTAACTGAGGGTGTTTTGGCTCATATTCATCAGGACCAACGAGTAAACCGTTCCATTCACGCTTCATCTCACGATAAAGATACCTCTGACCGCTACGATCAGAAATAGCAAAAGCATTTTTTCCTGAAGCATACTTAGCCATTAACCCGTCCTAGTGTACTCATATTTTGGTGCGACGTTAAAAGACGACCGATCACGATCTTCCGTAGCCGCCCGTTCGAACTCTTCTTCGTAAACAGACTTTAGTAACTCTACTCGATTGGGCGCACGTTTAAGCGAAATATAGTACGCCAATCCCGCAGCCAAGCAGGGATAAAACCTAAACGGCATGTCCATAGTATTTGTATAAACATCGGCGTCATCCATTCGAGTTAACGCGTCGTAAATAATCAAATCCGTTGTGTTTTCAGGAGTGGGCCAAATCTTTAGGTTGGGGGTCAACTGCCTATCTAAAAAGAATTGATTAGGACGTCCTTGTGTAGTTTTGGTTGGAATGTTTAGGTATTCATCGCGACTTAAACGTTCAAGAGAATAATCGGTTCCATCTCGCCGAATTATTACAGACAAAACATCTATTATGTCTGTTCCAAGGTCATATTCTCCATCACCAACAACTAATGTTACACTGCGTTGTTTAATAGCCCACTGATTTAAACCGCGATTGGCCCAATCAGCAAGCAGCAAATTTAGCGAGCGTCTGGCTGTTTTTAAGTCATAGCCTGTCCGAACCTCCAAACCGCAACGTTCAAAAGCTTCTTCGACGTACTCAGCAACGTCCAACTCAAAATCTGTGCTTCCTGATGTAGCCATCTTACTTCTTCTTTACCATGCCGCCTTTACGCATTTTCTTAACCATGCCACCGCCACGCATTTTCTTAACCATGCCACCGCCACGCATTTTTTTTACAGGCTTCTTTTTCTTCGGACGCATTGCCATCTTTCAATCTCCTATACATTTGATGTCGTAGTTCAAACAGTTCTTGAGCATTGTAGTCGTCTTCATACGGCTTATAATAGCCTCTTTTTGCAAGCTTGTCTGCGCTTTCTTGCAATTTGGACAACCGTTGCACAAAAATCATAGCATATTCTTCTTCAACCAGCGCCAAAAAGTCTTCATTAGCGTCTGCAACAAACTCATTTGGCTCATCATGTGGGTGAAAGCCCATCAACCAAATATCTTTATCAATGAACACCCCGTCAGAAATACATTTATTAAGATTAAACAGGTAATCATGGAAATCCACGGGATCTTTTTCAAAGGCTAAGTCCACTATTATTGCTAGATCAAAATTATCGTCAAATTGACTGATTGTAGTGTATAAACACTGATAATTTTTCTCATATTTGAACATAAGAGATACTTTGTCCTCTTTCCACGCCTTTTCAGCAAAAGGACAAGCAGGTAACCCTCCAAAATAGTGCGACTTTTGTTCTAAAACCTCTTTGGACCATTGCCAAATTTCTCTGACAATGTTTTGCTCTAGCTTGGGTTCGTAAAACTCTATTCGCATTATGCACTCACCGATCCCGACGTATATTTACGGCGATTTGCAAGCACTTTTCCACAACCACGAGCTACTATTTTCCCGTTTTTTTGCCGCGGGGGCTTCCTTTTTGCTTTTTGGTTGGCGATTTCGCCACCTTTTGAGGCGTACTTGACTTCCGCGGCTTTGGTGTTTTTGACGAAGGTTTTGCCTTTTTTGCCTTCGCGTTTTTTCTTTGCTGCGGTGGACTTTCTTTCGGACTGGGTAAGGGATCTGGCTTTGGCTGCGGGGAGACAGCGGTCTGGGTTTTGCTTGTCTTCGGAAGTACCGCACTCACCAGCGATGTTACCGCTTGAATCAATCCTGACCCAATTTTGATCACGCCATTTTTTAAGCTCGCCGCCCATTTATGACTTCTTTCCTTTAGCTTTTTTAGCATAGTTTGGATCCTTACAGTATTTGGAAGCAGCCATATTTGCGTATGCGCTTGGATAAGTGTCAAAGGTGCGTTTCGCCCATGCTTTGCCCGCGGGGCAAATTTTACTTCCTTTACTTTTAGAAGAGGCTTCTCCTCCTTTTCGAAAATAGGTCAAGCCTTTTGGCGTCTTGTTACTTTTTGAGCGCTTGGACATTGCCATAGGCTTTCTCCATCTCTGACTTTATGTACTCAATTTGAGAAGCCATTACTTCGGTGCGCTTGTCCACAGATATTAAAGTTTCTGTCGTCCAACTGGCCCATGCGTAGGTGACCGCCCCAATGATGCCCAAACTCGTAGACAAAAGAATAATAAGTAAAGGACGATCTAACATTTCCAACGCTTCCTTGCTTGTCTTAGTCTTGAGTTGGGGTTTTTTGCTGCTTTTGGAAACTTTTTCATTTGTCCTGCAGAACGTGCACAGAATGATTTACGCCGCTTGGCGTCTTTACTTCCCTTCTTAACTTTACCTGTAACAGCCGTCTGTAACTTCGAACCCGGATTTTTTCGGCGATATTCTTTGACGCCAGCCTTAGTCATTCCCGCCCCTTTTTCAGTAGGGCGGAAATTCTTTTTATTGCGCTTTGGCATTTTATCGCTTTTGCGCTTTTTCTCCGACATGGATCACCTTAACTGTAGAAGATGGTCAAGGCAGTTACATTCGTTGCTGTTCCAACGTGTATGTCACTGGTAAACAATAAACCTTCATCCGGAATGTTAACGGAATGCGAATCAGATGCTAGAAAATCCAGATCCAAAACAGTGCTGCCGCCATTCCCGTCGGTAAGAGTTAAGCGGCCTGCGCCGCCTGAACTTGTCAAAACCTGTATCTGACGTAAGCGGGCACGACCTACAGAGGCCCCGCCCGTTCCTGTCAGACGTTTGGATTTTACATCTGAGTTAGCCATTACAACCTCTTATCCAAGATTGTTGTTTTGAGCGTACAGAATTGTAACCCGAACTTCACCCGCAGTAGTTGCCGCGGAAGCAGTAACGGTCAAACGAATGTCCGCTGTTCCGGTATCTTCCCACGCCAATGTTCCTCCCGCTTGAGTGGTCGGATATTTGCGAC